TAGCATTACCCATAGCACCAGAAGCAACAGATACAGAACCTTCGTGTCCTACTATAGCCATTATATTACTCCTTCCTTAATTGTAGTAAATGTTATTAAATAACCACGCTCTTGCGTTTCAACCTCGACTTCTAATCCGTCAATGCCTTCATCTCTAGTTGCAATAATGATAGCTTTCATCTTGGCTTCTGAATATAGCTTTTTGTCTAAATAAAGTTCCCAGACTTCAGTTAAATCATAAGCTAGATTATCAAAAGTAGATTCATCTTCATTAATTGCATAAGACTTAGATACTTCACGAAATTCCCTATTACTAAGTGTTTCATTAGTAGTAAGTTTGTAGCCTTTGCCCCTTAACAGACTAATCATTTAACCAACCTTACCTGCACAGATACATCTTCTTCTGCATCTTCGTCTATGACTCCATCTTCATCAATATCATAGTCTGCTTTAAGAGTTGTCATTTCTTTCTCATAACGCTCTTTAAACAACATATAGTTTTGATGAAAAATGTCATCAGTATCTGCATCTTGGCGTTTAGCAACACAGATTAGTTCTAGCGTCTTAGTCAAATGAAGTTCTTTCATCTGGCTAACAGTTAAGAATAAATCTATATCAATACCTTTATTTCTCATCTCATTTTTAATCATGTCATAAGCACGACCAATATAAGATTGAAAATCAAGATAGACAATACCAAATACAGTAGCAGAATCAACAGAGTTACTTAATGTGCCGAAGCCAAAAGTTCCAGTTGAGTCTGTGTAAGTTGTGATTGTTGCGTCCTCACCTTTATTGTCGCCAGTTATGAATGAGATAGTAGCCCCAACCATCTCTGCTTCTACGAGTGCAGTTAATCTGCCACATACAAGCGAAGTAGTAGAGCCACTATCTGCTTTTTCATAATGGTCTGCCAATATAGGCAAAGCCGAAATGATGTCTGCGTTCTTTAATGTCCAGACAGCCATATTAAATATCCTCTAATGATTTAAGGTTTTTCATCACATCATAATGCGACTTTTTAGACAATGTTATTACATCACCAGCCTTAAAAGTATAGATTCCACCATCTATGCCATGAGAACCATCACGCAAAGCACGAAGTTTATACTTCTTGGCAGTAGCCTTCTTGACTACTTTTTTAGCCTTTTCAACTACTGTCTTAGCCATTTATTATGCCCCAGTAATAACTCTAACAGCGTTCTCATCAATAATGCCATACTTCATGATGCCATACCAACCGATATTAACTGTTCTGTTTAGATTGTCATTACCTTCTTTAACTACTAATGAAGGTTGCATACCTACAGCTTTACCTAGTGCGTTCTTACCGAAACAAACTACCTCACCAGCTGTTACAAGTGGAGATTCAATGATAGTGAAACCTTCTAATGAACCAACCATACCATTTGTAGCTTCTGGAAGTGAAGTGTTTTGAGCGATAGGAATGTAATCACCTTTAATGTCAGATACTTGAGCTGGGTTCATAAACGCAACATAACGACCATCTTCAAACTTAGCGATACCAGCACCAGCTAGTTCAGTATAAGCTTCTCTAAGGTCTAGGTTGTCTAAAGTTCCAGCTGTGTCTGGAGTTACTGTGTTAGAACCAGCTTCCAAAGCACCAAGTGCTAAAGACTCAGAAGTTTCACCTAAGTTGATACCAACAAGCTCAGCAGACGCAAGGTCAGCTTTACCAGCAGTAGCTACATTAGCAAGTGAAGTTGAAGTAATAACATTACCATATTCAGCCATAGTTAGCGTTACTTTAGTATCAGTCATAGAAGTTGAAGTAGCTTCTGTGCCATCAGTTAAAGCAGTAGTCGCAGGACTTAGTCTTGAGAATACAGTAAATGAAATAGATGACGCCATGTCATCTTGTCTAATTGTTGCATATCTATCTATGCGGTTATAAGTTTCACCAGATACAATTACGGCTTGATTCATTAAATCAACAACTGAATCTGACAAAACTGACTTAGTATTTACAGCCATTTTTTACTCCTTAAGTAAATTAAAAAATTATGTCAATTCTTGCTGGAGTTTATACAATTCAGCCATAGACTTTGCACCGCTAATTCTGGCATTAACATCAAGTTGTGCCTTGTTAGAAGTAGCATCAACCTTTGGCTTTGCACTTACCCCATCATTAAATAAATAAGGTTTTTCACCTTTCAAGGAGTTAATAAAAGTGTCTAGTTCAAAATCTTCTGACTTACTAGCAGTTGCCATTAGATGTTTAAAGTAGTCGCTGTCATTAATCCCATTTTTACTAACAACTTTCTGAATCTCCATATCATATTGAAGGTTCTTGTTTGTTGATTCCAAGCTCTCGATTGTCTTGTTCAATGCTTGGATAGTTTCTGATGCTTTCTCTAAATCAGATTTAGATGCTTCATCAGCTTCCATCTTTGCTTGAATTAACTCTCTAGCTTGTTCAAGTGAATCAACCCCTAATTGTTCTGCTAACTCAGACTTAGCTCTCTTTACACCTTTGCTAAATCCTTTGTCAATCAGAGAATCAAGTTTTGATTGCGATAATACTACTTCATTATTTTCTGTCGCTTCTGTATTCTCGACATTTTCCGTGTTTTGCTCGTCAGCCATGTTATTACCCTCTTAATTATAAAAGTAGGTTAATTCTATAATAATTTAAACTATTTGACAATAAACTTGCCTAATCTTTTAGCAATTTGTTCTCTTTGTTTCTTATCAACCCCAAAAAAAGGTCGTTTAAATGTTTTATGGTTATGATACGCTTTTCTAGCTTCTGTAAAGTTAGGAAAGTATAAACGCACTCCATTTGTAATCTTTTTTCTGTTTATAGATTGAAGCATTGAACCAGTTTCAGTTAGATTGACTGTTCCAGTTTTGCCATAGGCACTAGAGTAACTTCTAAATTGTTTATTGTTTTTATCTCTGCCAGATTGTGTTCTATTAATAATACCAACAATAATAAATTCAATGATTGAGTATAAAGTGCTATCAGCCTTCTTTACTCTGGCTATATATTTATTAAAGTTTGGCTTTTTTCTAATTCTACTTGGCATTGCACTTATATCCAGCTTTCATAGCTTCTTCTTTACTCATCTTATAGAATCTATGTCTGCAATTATATTCTCTATCTGGGTCATTCTCTAATCTGGACTTTTCTTTATCGCTAAGACATTTGTTTTGTTTTAAAACATTACGGCAGAACCTTCTAGTGCGACCATCATTAACTCCAACATAAACCCAGACACCATCTTCAATGTCTGAGGCTCTTAAGTCTATGACTTCTTGCTGAAATTCCTTAATAGCTGTTCTTGCATAGGTTTGTGAGTATCTAGCAAGGTCAGATGATAATAATTGTTGTTCAATACCAGCGGTTATTGATTCTAGTGAAGCATCAGCAATAACATATCGATATAACTCTCTCTTAACTGCTAATCCAACATCATCACCAAGACGAACAAAGAAATCTCTACGCAAATCTTTTAATAATTGAATCTTGGTTGCATCATCAGTAGTAAATGCGGTTGCTAGACCACCAGTTTCAAAAGCATCTAATACGCCAGAATATATCTTATCGAATTGGGTATCTATTAGGTCATTGACTAGCGTGTAATATCCAGCTTGTCTTAATGATTCTCTCCAAACAAATTCATATTGCAGAACATTCTCTGCATTGATTTGAGATAGTTGTGCTATTGCTATTCTTCTGACACGCTCAAATACTTGTTGAACATCTTTGTCAAACTTAGCAATGAATCTGTCTATTTCAGATTGCGTTTGATTGTAGATTGAATCAAGAGTTGGCATTTAATCCAAGAGCAGTCATAGTATCTTGAATTGTTCCGCCAGTTCTAACTTTGTTTAGTAAATCGTTTCTAGCGTTTATATTCTCATCTACTTTAACTCTAGCATCTTCCTCAGTTAAATCTGGATTTTCTCTAATAAGAATATCAGCAGTCTTAGTTAATCCCATATCAATCTTAGTTTGGTCGATAGCTAATTGCTCTTGCTCTGATGCTGGATAGTTAGGTTCAACAAAATCAACAAACATATCTCCATCACCAAGTGATTGACCATAGACTTCTGATACTGTTTTGATTAGTTCAAATAGTTCTTGCTCGTATATTCTAAAGTCTGATTGTTGCTCTACTGTGAATCTATCTAGTTTTAAGTTCTCCATCTGCAAAGCAAAGCCAGATGATACTGAACCAGTCATTCTGAATTGGCTAGGACTGATGCCGTAGTTTACTGCTATATTATTAGCTAGGTCTTGTGCGACTTTATGTAATTGGTCGTAGTTTGATTGCAGGTCTAGGACATCTATCTCTGTGTTTTGTCCAGTTAATGTTAGGATTGATAATGGGTCTAATACTTGACCAAGTAACTCTCCCACATTGTCGCCTTTACCCACTAATTGTTTAAATGATTGAGTCTTAATGATGTGATTTAAGAATGTTAAATGGACAGCCATATCGATTGTGCCACCAGTTAAATCATCACCAGTAAACATATCCCAGAATGTTTCATCTCTCCAGCCATTATGTAAAAATACGAATGGTAGCATTCCAAATGGATTAACCATTTCTTCATTATCTTCTACTGGAACAATCTTATCTTCTCCACCCTCTTTGTCGATATAGTAATGTTCTTCATCAGACCAATAAGCCCAACGCTCTCTTTTCTTATCAACCATTTCAACAAAGTATTGAACAGATTTGACTTCCCCCTGAGAATATTCAACCTCT